TGATAAACAGTTTATTAAGAATTGTCTAGTTGCTTTTAATAAGCTATTAGATTCTAAACAGAGAGGATTGATAAAGAATGTACAACACAAAGAACAGATATGAGCAGGGACAGGCTCTCAGAAAAGAAATATATATGTATATCGTCAGTTATATCAAACTGGTTGGATATGCACCGTCGATTACGGAGATTTCTGAAAAGGTAGATGCCGGGAGAGCTACGGTCTGGAAACATATCAATCAGTTGATTGATGATGGTTTACTCAGAACAAACCACCCCAGTACCGACAGGGCATATACTCCAGTTGGGTACGGAATAAGAAAGATAAACAAGGAGATAAAATGAAACTTTATGACATTGTTACAGCAGATGGTGAATTTGTAGAGCCCTTGACGCAAAGAGAAATTATGAATAAATTCGGACTTGCAAAATACAGATTCCGTACATTCTTGGATAACAGCTATCTGATTGACGGCAAATATTGGATAGATGACTCTGCCGAAGATATGCAGGTGACCAGAAACGGATGTCGGAAGATGTTAAAACAGTTTGATGCTTTAACAGAAAACATAAGGAGGGCTGTTGGATGGGAAAGTTAAAAATCAAGCAGAAAAAGAAAGCATTCATTCCGTATACGAATCAGCAGGCTCATATGTTTGCGCAGTCTATCCAGAACTGCCAGAAAGAATTAAAAGAGATGGAGATGAAAGCCTTTGATGATGGGTTCGAGGATGGAAAGAACTGGTCTGACGTGCTGAATTTTGTGATTTTGTTCTATGTAATGCACGAATTGCATGGATGGGGATGGAAACGCTACATGAAGTCCGTAAAAAGAATTAATAACTACATCAATGATATTAATTCTGGGAAAACATCATTGTCTGAAATGGTTGATGATTTGGAAAAGAAGCATCACATTCAGATTTGTGATGATTATAAGGAGCTGATTGAGAGATATGGAGCGTAAAGCTGCGCCGGTGATTTATTTACAGAATAACGGGCAGGTACTTACATGGGGAAAGTGAGGATGACAAGAGGATGGTAATAGGAAAATTAAACCCGATAAATAAAGATGATTTAAAAGTCGGAGATGTGGTTGGAATTGCAAGAGAAATACGGTGCGGATGGGGAGCAAGTTTTAGGCACTTCATGGTGTATCCGGCAAAGATTGTACGCATAACTCCTAAACGAACCAAAATTGAAACCGACATTGGAGAATGCGATAAACATGAAGTGTTATACAAATACGATTCCGAAGCCATAAAAGAAAGCGAAATGGCAAAGAAATTTAAGGAAATCAAAGATGGTGTATATGCCATTGAAGATTTTAAGTCGAGCCGTGGGCTGAGAGTAATTAAAGACGAAGATTTAGATACACTGTCAGAACATATCAATGCAGTTGCTGAGATTTTAAAAAGATATGGAAAGTGAGGACACAATGAATAAATTAAAACCTTGTCCGTTTTGCGGAAAAGAGATAGATACAGAGAAAAATGTATACATTCCAGAAAGAGACTGGGCACCGTCTTTTTACGATCCTGACAGTGGGGGAAATCCAATAGCCATTCACTGTGAATGCGGATTAACATTTTACACAGGAACATGGGATTGGAAGGAAGCTGTTGAAATATGGAACAGGAGGGTGAGAAATGAAGTTGATTGATTTATTGGCAACAATTGACACAGATGTTGAGAGTGACGAGAAAGTCCAGATATGCCATCCAGGAAGAAACTGGGAGGATTACGATGAATATAGTGCCGGTTCAAAACTGTTGAAACCATTTTACGATTTAAAGGTAAAATCTCTATCTGCAATAAACACAGATGTGATTAGAGTTGACTTGGATTTTGATGAGAAAGGATGATGGGAATGCGCTTAATTGATGCTGATAAAATTATTGATTCACTTGGTATTTCGGATATAGATTTTGCAATAGGTGCAGTAATTGATGAACAGCCAACAGCTTTTAATGTGGACAAGGTTGTTGAGCAGTTAGAAGAGGAAAGAGAAAATGTTGGCTTTGTGAAAGCCACAACGGAAGCGAGTGCTTATATTCGGGGGATCAATGATGCAATCGAAATCGTGAAAGGCGGTGGAGTAGATGGCAATTAAACCTATTTTATTCAATACTGAGATGGTTCGGGCAATCATGGACGGGAGAAAGAGCTGTACTCGGCGGATGGTAAAACCCCAACCAGATGAAAAGCATACATACCCGCTCGGTTTTGTTACCGACAGTACAGAAAAGAAAGAGGTAGGATGCTTTGGATTTGGTATTAATGAATACGGTGGTTCTATTCAATACGCAAAGCCGCAGTATCAGCCGGGTGACCTCCTGTATGTCCGGGAAACATTTATTCAAGCAGCAGCTCGCACTTTTTGGTATAAGGCAGACGATAATTTATGGATGCCAAAAGGGTTGCATTGGAAGCCATCAATTCATATGCCAAAAGAAGCGGCGAGAATCTGGCTGAAGGTTACGAATGTGAGAGTGGAGCGGTTACAGGATATGACGGACGATGATGCAGAAGCAGAGGGATGTTTCGATTATACATCAACAGCACTTGGTTTTCCCGATGTATGGGATTCCACCATCAAGAAATCTGATCTTGACAGTTACGGATGGAATGCGAACCCGTGGGTCTGGGTGATTGAATTTGAGCGGTGTGAGCCGCAGGAGGGACAGAACGTATGAGAGAAATTCTTTTCAAGGCAAAGAGGGTTGATAATGGAGAATGGGTTGAGGGATATTATTACAAAATGTCTGAAACAACCTATTGTTTTAAAGAGGACTATGAACGGAAACCAGTACCAGAACATCACTATATTTTGCAAGAGAGAATGACCGACTGGGGACTCCCAAATCAGATAGTGCAGATTGAAGTTGATCTCAGAACCCTCTGCCAGTTCACAGGACTTTGCGACAAGAATGAAAACAAAATTTGGGAAAATGATATTATCAAATATCATTTCGGAGAAATCTATGCTCCAATCAAATATGGATATTATCAAAATTGTTTTGATTCTCAAAAAACAGAACATATCGGATTCTATGTAGATTGGACGGGCGACAAATACCTTAGAAAAGATTTAGGATATTGGATTGACATGGTATACGCTATACCAGTTGGAAACATTTTCGACAATCCAGAATTGTTACGGGAGGAACACAAATGAGTAGTGCAAGTGTGAGATTCGGAACAAAAGCGTATGTATGTGCAAGATATTTTCTTAGACCCGGAAAGTGCTTCAAATACATAGACCAGCGCGGTGAAGACACCACAGAACACGTCTATGAGGTCATGGCATTATATCCGTACTGTGTCCTGCTAAGAGATACCAGAAACGGGGTCAGGACTTGCCCGGGATACAACACGTTGAGTCTAATGCTGAGAGGAAGTGAAGTGAATGAGTAAATCAATAGTAGTGGTGGATACACCAGAAACTTGTGTAGATTGTATATTTTGTCAAGAATACGGTATAGGAAGTAAAAAATATGCATATTGCTATGTAACAAATGGCGATAGTGAAAATGACATGAAACTAATTGACTGTATATACGGATATTGTCAATCTAAACCCGATTGGTGTCCACTTATAGATTTGCCAGAAAAAGATAATGGAGACTATCCAGCTAATACGTCTGATGCTAGCTTTGTGGAGAGCTGGAACCAGTGTATTGATGAGATTGCAGGAGGTACTATATGAGTAAATCAGTATTAGCGGTTGATACGCCCAGAAACTGTTATGATTGCCCGTTCGGAACTGCATACTGCGGCGAACTTGAATATGAGGGATACTGTGAATTAGCCGATTGTTTAGATTATGATGTAATTCTGATGACAGAAGAACATTATGATTACGAAAGCAAATCAAGACCTGATTGGTGTCCATTGAAGCTGTTACCAGAGAAGAAAAGTACAACTGCACCCGTGAGCAATTACGAAGTGCAGAAAAACTTATTTGCCGACGGTTGGAATGCCTGCTTGAGAGAAATTACAAAAACAAGCGATGAAAATGAGCGATAAAAAGCAAGCGATAAGAGGTGAAGTAGATGGAGAGATTAACAGAAAGAGAAAGAAATGTTGATGGTACAGGAGTTGCAAAAGAAGAAATTACGGATGGATTATTAAAACCGTTTGCGGATAAAATTCTTACGAAACTTGCTGTTTATGAAGACTTAGAAGAACAGGGATTGCTTGTGAGACTGCCAGCTAATAAGAACGCAGAAATATACCTCATATCTTCCAGATGGACGATTTGTTCGAAATGTGGATCAAGATTTGATGAATACAGTTGTAGTGGATGTGAATACGAATGTGATAGTAAAAAAGAATATTATGTGCGTCCAACTTGTCTTTCGTCTATAAATGTAAGCTTTTATGCTAACCAATTTGGTAAAACCGTATTCCTCACCCGTGAAGAAGCTAAGAAGAAGTTGGAGGAGATTCAAAATGACAAGACCTGAGATTACAGCAGAATTATCAGCCATGCTTGAAAAGAAAATAAATCCTCACAATGATCCACGTATTTATTGGGCGAAAGAAGTGACATTTGATTATTCGACAGATCATGCGGTAAGGGTGGATTATATGCGGTTCGTGCCGGTGAATAATAGCGTGTCCGGGATAGAAAAAGGTGACTGCTATTGTTATGAGGTTAAATCATCAGCTGAAGATTTTCGTTCTGGTCATGGGTTGAATTTTATTGGTGATTATAACTACCTGGTTATGCCGACATATGTATGCGCTGCGGTATCCCTTGAAATTCCACATTATGTAGGAATATATGTACCAGAAGCAAATGATCTTACATGCATCAAAAAAGCAAAGCGAACAAATCGGACAAGGCCTGTGTCTGAAATACTTTTGATGATGTTCCGGTCTGCGAATAGAGATTATAGAAAAACAGTAAAACAGTTGGAGGAGATGAAGAATGACTGAATATGTTAAAAAATCAGATGCAATAAAAATCATGGAGGATAATTCTTACGTTGTGGAAGTGTTTGGTGTTAAAAAGAAAATGATTGATGGGTTTGCGATGTGTTGTGATTTTGCAGACTTAAAAATTGTTGAGATTGATGACGAAGAGGAGGACTAACATGAAGCTAAGAGAAAATTGGAGGTGATGAAAAATGAATAAATGTTGTGCTAGTCAAGATGGTATATGTAGAAACTATATCTTATTCGGTGCTAAATGCGATGGATATAAAGAAAGATGCACACTGAGACCATGTTATGAAAACCTCGAAAAGGTGGCAAAAGGTTGTCAGCATAATTTGAGAAAAATGTTTGGAGTGGAGGAGTGATAACTATGTCAAACAAACCTGCACCAGACATAACGCCAAACCTTGCTATATCAGCATACCACGTGCTACAACAATATTGTACTGGACAGCCAATGAATTGCAAAGGCTGCGGATTCTACGAACACTGTCCAGAATGTTTTCAAGGCATACCATGTGACTGGAGCTTGAATGAAGAAGGTGAAATAAATGAAGCTGAGAAAGGCAACACTGATTGACTACGGAGTGCCGCCGGACGATATACCGACATTACAAAGCCACTTGCGGAATCTTAGCGAAAGCGATAAATATAATCTGTTACAGGTATCTATTAAATATGCACCCGGCATCGAATCGCAAATCTATGACAGCATCGTGAACGGTATCGGCTATCGGACAATGGAGAAGATCAGGACAGTTCCTGCAACAGAGAATGACTTTTACGGATACAAACGCAAGGTCATGGCGGAATATTATCATCTGGCCAAACTGATTGGCAGGCTTTAAAAAAAACTTAAAAATTTATAAAAGTGGTAGAGAGCTAAATCTCCCCAGTGTGGTATTATATTTGTATATAACTGCTATACTGGGGACTTTTTTGAATTCAGAAAGGATATGATTGGATGTTGATAGGATGGCAAATGAGAAAAATTTAATACCAAATTCTGAACGAACTCCGAGCGAACTCCGAGAAATAACAAAAAAAGGCGGTATTAAGTCGGGAGAAGTGCGCCGTCAAAAAAAGACCCTTTCTGAATTAGCAAAAATGATAGCTGAGAACCCTGCTCCGACTGCTGCAAAGAAGAAACTCACAAAAATGGGAATATCTGATGAGGATGCAAATAACAATGCCTGTATTGTAGCTGCCGTATATAATAAAGCCATCAAAGGAAATATGCAGGCAGTGGACAAATGGGAACAGTTGGTAGCCGTATCAAAATCAGACGAAAGCAAATATGAGCTTCCTGCCAGAGTACTTGGTAAGGCATTCGTGGATATTAACCGGCAAATCAAGCCTAATATCGAATATGTATTCGAGGGTGGTCGAGGCGGTCTGAAATCTTCATTCGTAGCTTTTAAGATTGTTGAACTTATTAAGAACAATCCTCAGATGCACGCCTGCATTACAAGACAGGTGGCCGGTACTCTGAAAGATTCCGTATATGCTAACATGAAATGGGCTATCAACGAACTTGGACTGATGGAAGAATTTGAATGTAAGGTGTCGCCGCTTGAAATCAAATATATTAAGACGGGGCAGACAATATACTTCCGTGGTCTGGACGATGAAACCAAGCTGAAATCCATTAAGCCGGAATTTGGCTACATTGGAATCCTCTGGAAAGAGGAAAAAGATCAAATGAAGGGAGATGCTCAGGAACGTTCTGTTAATCAGTCAGTGCTTCGTGGTGGTGACGAGTCCTATGATTTTTCATCGTATAACCCACCAAAATCAAAATCAAACTGGGTAAACAGGATTAAGCTCATGCCTAACCCAAAAAGAGTTATCCATCATTCGAGTTATCTGGAAGCTCCGGCGGAGTGGCTCGGACAGAAGTTTATTGACGATGCAGCACATCTGAAAGAAATCAATCCAGAAGCCTATGAACATGAATACCTGGGTGTCCCGAATGGTGACGGCGGAAACGTATTTGAGTATCTGGAAATCAGAGATATTACAGACGAAGAGATCAGCCACATGGACCGCATTTTCGCTGGTGTAGATTATGGATGGTACCCGGATGCCTTCTGCTATCTCCGAACTTATTATGATTCTGCCAGAGAGAAGATATATCTGATTGACGAGCTGTATGTAAATAAATGGAGCAACTCTAAGACTGCTGATTGGATCAAGAAAAAAGGCTATGACGATTACACAATGATATGTGATTCTGCGGAACCTAAGTCTGTGAATGACTTCCGGGATGCCGGACTTCCTGCAAGAGGAGCAATCAAAGGACCGGGAAGTATCGAGTATGGTTTCAAATTCTTACAGACAAAGACTATAGTCATTGACCCGAAGCGAACACCGAACGCATATAAAGAAATCACAGAATATGAGTACGATCGGGACAAAGAGGGAAATGTAATAAGTGGTTATCCTGACGGAGATGATCATGCAATCTCGGCACTTAGATATGCTTATGAGCCGTTGTTTAACAGGAGAGGTTACAGTGCATAATGAATAGTAAAGAAAACATATTCAAATGTTTGGAAATTCTGGACAAATTCCAGTTCTTCCAAGGACAAAGAGCTGGAAGAGAATTGTGGAATGATAAACCGGCAGAGATACAGGACGAAGATATAAAGAATTTTAATAAAGATATAGAATTTATTAGAAATGTGCTGAAATCAGCTAATTCAGGTGATTAAATGGGACTTATAACAACACTAAAAAGGTGGTTTAACATGATTTTCAAAAAACAAGCCGAAGAGGACTTTAATATCCAGGCAGCAGAATTTCCGGAAATGAAAGCGCTGATTAACCGGTGTGCGAACATCTACGGAGGCGCGCCGGAGTGGTTAGATGATAAGAATAATATCAAGACGATCAATTTTGCAAAATCTGTCTGCTCAGAAACAGCTCGGCTCGCAACGCTGGCGATCGGCATTCAGATAGACGGTTCTGCAAGGGCTACGTGGCTACAGGAACAGATCGACAAGGTATATTTTCAAATCCGTCACTGGGTAGAATATGGCTGTGCTTATGGAACAGTATTTATTAAGCCAAATGGTGAAAGCATTGACGTATTTACTCCGGCAGATGTGATGATCGTGGACTATGATAATCAGGAAATTAAGGGAATCATATTCAAGGATTCTTATACTGTTGGACGGAAATACTATACACGGCTTGAATATCATAGATTTGTTGAGACTACCGTGGATGGCGTGACGACCTATCCGTACTACGTTTCTAATAGAGCCTATGTGTCAAAATCCCCTCAGTCAATCGGCGATAAGATTGACCTTAAACAGACCAAATGGGCTGACCTTATGGCAGATACGCCGCCGATTCTCAAAGCAAACGGTGAGAAGCTGGACGGACCTCTATATGGAGTTCTACGGACACCGCAGGCGAACAACGTGGATATCAGTACGCCGCTGGGCTTGCCGATATTTGCAGAAGCCATTGAAGAGTTAAAAGACCTCGACATTGCATACAGCCGTAATGCCGGAGAAATTTTTGATTCTCAGAAGATAGTTCTGGCAGATGATAGACTGCTGATGCCGAGCGGTACACCTGTATCAGCCATGTCACCGCAGGGCATGGAGAACAGACGGAAAGAGATGAACTTACCGCGCTTTGTCAAGAATGTATTCGGGCAGGATGAGAAAGAATTCTATCAAGAAATCAATCCACAACTCAACACAGATACCCGTATAAGCGGAATAAATGCCCTTTTAAGTCAGTTAGGATACAAGATTGGATTCTCCAACGGCTACTTTGTTTTTAACGAATCTAGCGGCATCCAGACAGCTACGGGAGTGGAAGCGGAACAGCAGAGGACAGTGCAGTTTATCAAAGATGTTCGAGACAAACTGGAATCCTGTCTGGATGAAGTAATCTACGCATTAAATGTTTACGCTGACCTGTACGGGCTTGCACCTGTTGGAGCCTATGAAGTCAATTATGATTTCGGCGATATCCTGTATGTGCGTGAAAACGACCGTGCAAGATGGTGGCAGTATGTGACTACTGGCAAGGTTCCGGCATGGCTGTATTTCGTGAAGTTTGAAGGAATGACTGAGGAAGAAGCGAAAGCAATGGTCAAAGAAGCTCAACCAGATGAGCCAACATTATTCGGAGAGGAGTAAAAAGATGGCAGATAAACCAGCAACAAGGGAAGAAAAGTATCTCGCGTACTTGACAGGTGATTACAAGGGCGAACTCCCAAAGCCAATCACGAGAAAAGAGAAGTATCTATACGAATTATGTTTGAAAGGAATAGGCGGTGAGATTTCGCCAGAAGAAATCAAAGCCGCAGTAAATGAGTACCTTGAAAAGAATCCAGTCAAGCCCGGAGCCACGACAGAACAGGCACAACAGATCGAGCAGAACAAGACGGATGTTGCTTCGCTAAAGGAAGATATATCAAAAATACAAAATAAATTTGAATTTGATATAGAAATGAACATACATGGTATATTAAATGCTAGTCCATCAGATAGTACGTATATAAATTATTCTGATGATGAAAATGCGCGTTGCTCAGACTATATTGATTGTCAAAACTTCAAATATATATTAGCAAAATGCAACGGTAGCGAATGGTCATGGGTTATTGCGTTTTTCAATGCTGATAAATTATTTTTACCTGATATTAGCATTGTAGGGGTAGCAGGTAAATTAACTTATGAGGTGGAAATTCCAGAAAGTGCAAAATATGCCAGAATTTCCACATATAATACTGCCATATCTTATTTTGCTAAAATCATGTTTTCAAAAAAAAACATAGATGCTGACATATCTGATTTGCAAGTAAGAGTGAACGCCCTTGAATCTCCTGATGATATATATGATGGGTGTGAATTTACATTATTTAAAAAGTGGGGATTGATTGGTGATAGTCTTTCCGTAGGGCATACTGTATCAAAAGATGGGAAAACAACTTTAGGGAGAAATATTTATTATTCATGGGGACAGTACCTTGCAAGACGGATCGGAAATACTTGTCTAAATTTCGGTAGAAGTGGAGTAACATCCAAACTTTGGATGGATACGTCAGAAACATATTGTTACCCAAGATTGATTAACCCCGACAATTTATGTCAGGCATATATTATTGCGTTAGGCGCTAACGATTCAGAAATGACTTTAGGTAGTATCGCAGATGTTAATTTTACTGACATGTCTCAAAATGCAGATACTGAATATGGATGTTATGCAAAGGTTATTAACGCAGTAAGAACAGTATCAGCAAATGCACCTATTTTTTTATTCACACTTCCATATCCAAGAAATAGCGATAATAATATAAAAGCTATAAACGAAATGATTAGAACTTTTGCAAATGATAAAGAACACTTTGGAAAAATATTTCTTGTTGATTTAGATGCTGATTATAATAAATATTTTGAAACAGGAAAACTGGAAGCACAAATTGGCAATACAGGATGGCATTTGACTTCTTTAGGTTACTTATATGCGTCTAAAGTAAATGAAATTGCATTATCAAAAGTAATATCAGATAATTATAGCGATTTTCAAGATGTTTTCTTGTTACCTTGTGGGAATAATGATGTATTAGATTAAATTAACTAAAGATGGGCTTTGGTTAACCATCAAAAAACTAAAACATGTACCACGACTTTTATCGAAAGAGGTGATATATTATACTTAGTCCAGAATATTTACGCCGGATTACAGAAGGCAGTGAACAGATTGCAGAAGAATTGCATCAGTATATCATCTCTGAGATCGTGTCGAGGATGATGGCAAGAATCGGCAGGGGTGAGGACTATATTCTAACCAATTCCGATGCGTGGAGAATCAGAACGCTACAGGAATCCGGCGAACTACTAGAGGACATTCTAGCGGAATTATCCAGATATACCAAACGCGAACAGCAGGAACTCCTTGAAGCGTTTGAAGATGCCGGAATCACTGCAATGAACTATGATGACAAGGTGTACAAGGCGGCAGGATTAAGTCCTGTACCGCTCGAACAGTCTCCGGCTATGATAAGGCTCATGGAACGGAATATGCTTGCGACTATGGGCGAATGGAAGAACTTTACAAGAACAACCGCAAGTGCCGCTCAGAGACTCTATATTGAGCAATGCGACCTTGCATATAACCATGTGATGACAGGGGCGGTCGGGTATACGCAAGCCATCAAAGAGGCAGTTAATAACGTTGTGAGCGATGGTATTACCGTCACATATCCATCTGGCAGAAAAGACACAATCGAAACCGCAGTTGCACGTTCTGTCAGAACTGGTGTGGCTCAGGCTACGGGAGATATATCTCTCAAACGCATGGAAGAAATGGACTGGGATTTAGTTCTGGTCAGTGCACACATAGGAGCCAGAACAGGTGACGGCGGCGAGAATCCGGGAAATCACTCGTTTTGGCAAGGCAAGATATACTCTCGTTCTGGCAAGAGTAAGAAATTTCCACCATTCTCATTGACTGGATATGGAACGGCAAGCGGACTGTCAGGAGTCAACTGTCGGCATAGTTTTGGAGCCAGTGATGGGGAATTTAATCCTTATGCAGAACTATCGGCACAGGACAAAGTTGACAAAGGCAAACAGTACGAAAAAGAACAGCGGCAACGCACTTATGAGCGAAGAATCCGCAAAACGAAGCGTGAAGTTCTTGGAATGCAAGCGGCGGTTGATAACTGTAATGACGAACAGACAAGATTTGCACTTCAGCAAGACCTTGACCGGAAGTCTTATCTTTTACAGAAACAAAATGCTGCATACAAAGATTATTGCAAGCAGAATGACCTGAGGGAACTGCAAGACCGACTTATGATTGCTAAGTGGAACCGCCAGAACGCCGCAAAAGCCAGAGGAGCGGCAAAGAGATATAAGACAGCAAAGGGGATTGACTGATGGATAGATGGGAATATTACAATCCGAATCCTGTTAAGGATAAGAGAACAGGAGATTGCGTTGTCCGAGCAATATGTAAAGCAACCGGCTTCGACTGGGAAACGGTATTCGCCGGATTAATGATACAGGCATGCGCTCTGTCAGATATGCCATCAGCTAATTACGTTTGGGGAGCGTACCTCTACAAACATGGGTACAGACGCAAACTGATTGAACAATCAGAACGATATATCTATACAGTCAACGACTTTTGCGCAGACCATCCGACAGGCACATACATTCTCTGCATAGATGGTCATGTGGTGACAGTACAAGATGGTAAATATTATGATACATGGGATTCCGGAAATGAAGTCCCGGTATACTACTGGGAAAAGGAGTAGCTAAATGAGCATATCAGAATTTGTACAGATTTTCCTTTCTATCTGCGGAGGGGTGTCTATTGTCGGAGGTGCGGCAGCCGTAATCTTTAAATGGATTACCCCGGCATTCCGACTTAATAAGCGAGTAGAGACACTGGAAGAACATGATAGACGAGATTATGAAAGTCTTCGGAGAATCGCAGAACGAGATTCATTAATTCTGGAAGTGTTGTCGACCATGCTGGATAGTCAGATTAGTGGGAATAATGTAGAAGAATTAAAAAAAACAAAACAGAAGCTTACAAATTATCTTGCACAGAATCAGCGTTAGCATTAGTAAGGGGTATGCTCATGAAATTATATGTGTTCACGAAGAAAGATATAGACAGATTCTTGATAGAGTGTAATTTCACGCCGGACGAAGAAAGGCTGTTCCGGCTGAGATGCAAGGAATATACGCTCGAATACTGCGCTGAGCAGATGAACGTGAGCATATCTACTGTAAAGAGATTAAGCCGTCGGGTAAACAATAAAATAATCAGAGTATGTTGATACGATAAAAGCCCCCGGGATTATTTCTCAGGGGCTTATTTTTATTCTGATTTTATCTGTTCTTCGTATTTTTTTATGAGCCATTCCGGGACCGGTTCGTCTCCGTCATCACCTCTGTATTTGATCGGGTCAATATTGTTTGTAAAACACCACTCCCAACTGTTATAATCGTCGCCGTCTTTTGACACGATGTAAAATATATCGTATTCGCTATCTACAAATGCCAACGTATCTGTTACATTCATTGTGTACAGCATGATATACATATTTCTCCTGTATGCGTATGCCATTTCTAGCGGCGAATCTTCGCCACTCAGAAATCCCATGAACATTTCAACGTCGTATGAATCTTTCGACAATTTGTTATAATAATCGTAGACTTTTTCATCCCATCCGTCTGGGAAAGTTTTGCGTTCTTCTATTTTCTCGTTATCTTCTTTAGCCATTTTGTAAATGGTTTCAAGTTTTACTCTCTTAATCATTTTACACGTCTCCTATTTCACTTTGCAATCTTCTAACACAACTCTTTCTAACAAAGTAACAACATAATCAGGCGGATTTCTTTTACCACCCTCCCAGTTTTCAATTGTCCTTTTGGGAATTTTGTACTTATCGGAAAAAGCCTGCTGACTTAATCCAGAAATTAATCTAATTTCTTTGATGTTCATATTGTTTTACCTCTTAATACGCCCGAGCATACGAAATAAAATTCTGCTCGGCGGTCTCGTCAACAAGTTCCGCCGGGATTCTCACCCAGTCCTTTCCCAGAGATTTTATAAAATCATCTTTCTGGGATTCTGCGCCACACAGCCAATCTGCTGTGACTTTGGCACATCCGAAGTTTTCGGAATTGTTCCGGGCTACCTGTTTCAATTCGAATTTTTTCATTTCTGTTTCCTCCTTGATTTTTGTTCTCCCTTGTTTCTGATATTATCATACCACTCAGTGGGTGATATGTCAATACTTTTTTGATACTTTTTTGAACTTCTTAGATTAATACTTCTGTGCAAAAATATAATCAGAAAGGCGGTGTATAAGATGGCATTATATAATAATCCTTATCAATATAGTTTTGGCGTTCCGGGGCAGATGAATCAGTTCCAGCAACAGCCTGTCCAGATGCCGGCTCAACCAGTACAACAGCCCCAGCAGAATAACAATGGCATCCTGTGGGTGTCTGGAGAAGTCGGTGCAAAATCTTATCTGGTAGCACCCGGAACAAGTGTTTTACTGATGGACAGTGAGAGCGAAAAGTTCTACATAAAATCCACAGACGTTTCCGGTATGCCACAGCCATTACGGACGTTTGAGTACCACGAAATAGGCACTCAGATGCCACCTAAACAGCCTGCTCAGAACATGGACAGTAAATATGTCACCAGACAGGAATATGACGATTTAAAGGGCAAATACGAAGCTATTATAAACCGATTAAATTCTTTTTCTGAACCTGTTAGAGCTAATACCGCACAGGAATCAGCAGTCAAGGGAGGAAACGCAGATGAGTAATCCATTATTCAATGCCCTCGGTGGTGGGATGTCACAGGGAAACGGGCCAATGCAGATGATACAGCAGTTCATGCAATTTAGACAGAATTTTAAGGGAGACCCGAAAGCAGAAGTTGAGAAGATGTTACAGTCTGGGAAGATTTCTCAACAGCAACTTAATCAGGTTCAGCAGATGGCAGGGCAATTCCAGCACATGTTGAAAGGAATGAAATAGTACATTACAATCTGGCCAGATTGATGTAAATACACAAAAAAGGAGATTATATTATGGATGGAAATTATAGCTTAGCAGATATCGCCGCCGCTACTGGAAACGGTAGAAATAATGACGGCATGTTTGGCGGAGATGGTAGCTGGTGGATTATTGTTTTATTCATTTTTGCTTTCTTCGGATGGGGAAACAACGGCTGGGGCAATAATGGCAACGGCGGCGGATATACAGCCACAGCAGCTACCCAGGCAGACATTCAGAGAGGATTCGATAACTCCGCAGTAATCAGCAAACTTGACGGAATCAACAGTGGCCTGTGCGATGGCTTTTATGCCATGAATAACGGTATGCTTACTGGATTCAATGGAATCAACACAAACATCATGCAGACTGGCTTCGGTATCCAGCAGGCAATTAATGCCGATACTGTAGCGAACATGCAGAATACAAATGCTTTACAGACACAGCTTGCGAACTGCTGTTGTGAAACCAGGGAAGCAATCCAGGGCGTGAACTACAATATGGCACAGAACACCTGTGCATTGCAGAACACCATGAACAGTAACACAAGAGACATCATTGATAACCAGAATGCAAATGCGAGAGCCGTTTTAGATTATCTTTGCAATGAAAAGATTTCTAGTCTGCAGGCTGAGAATAATGATCTCAGACGTGCTGCATCTCAGGATCGCCAGAGCGCACTTCTCACAACTGCAATGGCTTCTCAGACACAGCAGCTCATTAACGCAATCAATCCAGCACCGATTCCGGCATATCAGGTTCCTAACCCGAACACATATTACGGATGTGGATGCGGATGCAACACCGGATGCAATTGCTGATAACTTCATATCGAGAGTATCTTTCGATTGATTCGAATGTCGGCTTATGCCGTATTACACAGAGGGGCAGGCTGAGACCTGTCCTTTTGTGATATGAAAGGGGTAAAAATTATGGCAGAATTTACAAGTGTAGCTGCTCAGACTGTAGCAGCAAATGGAAACGTAGTATTTTCAAATACAGCAGTTAAGGGTTCTAACTGCATTCAGCACAGAGAGGGAAGCGGAATCATCACTCTAAGAGGACTGACTAACCAGTGTAAAGCGAGATTCTTCGTGGATTTTTCTGGTAATATCGCAATTCCAACAGGCGGTACTGTCGGAGCTATTTCTCTGGCAATTGCAATCTCTGGTGAGCCGGTTCTTTCTTCCCAGATGATTTCCACACCGGCAGCAGTAAATCAGTACAATAATGTGTCCTCTGGCATCTATATTGATGTACCTCGCGGATGTTGCGTTAATATCGCAGTAGAGAACACAAGCGACCAGGCAGTATCTGTTGCGAACGCAAATATTGTCGTGACTAGAGAAGCGTAGGAGGTGTGATTATGAGAGATATTAAAGACTTATGCGCAAGAATTGAAGACGAGCTGTCCAAAATCGCTGACAATGGACTGACCACCGGAAATCTGGAAATGACATACAAACTGATTGATATGTACAAAGACATAAAGAACACGCAGTACTGGGACAAGAAAGTGGAGTACTATAACACTGTCCTTGATGAGATGCGTGGCGGATACAATGACGATTACAGCGAACGCGGAAGAAAGCGCGACAGCATGGGGAGATACAGCGCAAATGACGGCAGAATGATGCCGGATTATGACCGAGGCAGTTCTTATGCCAGACGTGGTGAGCATTATGTTAGAGGACATTACAGCCGCTCTGACGGACGAGATGCTTATGACGACTATATGACACAGAAACAGAGCTATCGTTCCGGCAAGTCTGAAGACTGCAAAAGAAAGATGCTCGCCGCATTGGAAGAACATCTGGACGAACTTACAACAGAAATGAGTGATATGTCCAAGGATGCAGAGTGCCGGGAAGAACGTGATCTTGTCAAGAGATACGTAGAAAAACTCCGTGATATGCTCTAAAAACACAAAAGTGGTAGAGAGGTAGTTAAAAGAAATCTGTTATAATGTAATTGTGCAGCAGGAAGCACAAGTAAAACGGTTGTTTTTGACATTTTCGTTTTAATCCTCCTTCCTTTAATTTAGTAGCTGGTACGCACGCTTTAACGGAAAGTTGAACAGGTTCGAATCCTGTCGTGCGTATTTGCCATCTGGCACGCAAGATGGCTCACCTCCTTGATTAAGGTTTTTGTTATTCATACTTTTCTTTTAAAAAAGAAATAAATATCCGAAACAACTCGTGGCAGGCATGACACGTTAAACACCTTGCTAACCCGGGAATCCGGGTTATGTGGAATGTACGCTAGTGGAAAACTGACAGAGTCGCACTCTGGTCTCCGGTTCGATTCCGGGCGCTCCGCTTTAATCCGCTTAGAGTTAAGCTGTTTGTATACAGGTGGTCTATGTCTCAGGTGGATTTACGCTATAGCGAAAGAAGTGAAATTCACCCCAGTTTCTTTTTAGAGGGTTGGCCGTTATAGGCGGCATGGAATGTAGCTCAGTGGTAGATCGCACTGTAAATGTGAGGTCGCAGGTTCGATTCCTGCCTTTCCGATTACCTTGCCAGTGGTCTAACTGGCTTAATCCATTTACCTGCGGCGGCAGGTCAATAAACACGACCAGGAGGATGTTATGCAGAAACTTATTGACACTTTAAAATCATTTGGAATTGAAATCCCGGAGGATAAACAGGCAGATGTAAAGAAAGCACTTTCTGAGAATTACAAGAACGCAAAGGAAGTGGCGAAAACTCTGTCAAAAGTTGAGGGAGAACGAGATAACTGGAAAGAACGTGCTGAGACAGCAGAAGAAACCTTAAAAGGTTTTGACGGTATCGACCCGGCAAATATTAAAAGTGAGTTAGAGACTTGGAAACAGAAAGCGGCAGATGCAGAGAAAGAATTCAACGCGAAAATCTATGACCGTGATTTCTCAGACGCACTCAAAGCGGCACTCGACAATGTTAAGTTTTCCAGTGAAGCTGCAAAGAAGTCTGTTATGGCAGACGTTAAAGAAGCCGGATTGAAGCTGAAAGATGGCAAAATCCTTGGATTAAACGACCTGATCGAACAGATGAAACAGTCTGACGCATCCGCTTTTGTGGATGAATCTCAGCAGCAGGCTCAGCAGAATCAGGCAAGATTTACCACTCATGTTGGACAGCAGCAGACACCGGGAAACATGACAAAGAAAGATATCGAAGCAATCAAAGACCCGTCCGAGAGACAGGCTGCAATTGCTCAGAACATCCAGTTATTCCAGTGATTTTTTTACACCGACTATACGCCAGAGTATAGCCGCTAACCCAATACCTTAAAAAATATGGGTAGAAAGGATTTTTTTATATGGCAGCAAAAGCTAATCTTATTATGACAAATGATATTCAGGTCACAGCACGTGAGATTGACTTTGTTACCAGATTCGAAAGAAACTGGCAGCACTTACGTGATATTCTGGGTATCATGAGACCTATCAAAAAGCAGCCGGGTGCTGTACTCAAGTCCAAATACGCAGAGGGTACTTTACAGAGCGGAAAAGTTGGTGAGGGCGAGGAAATCCCTTACAGCAAATTCGTTGTAAAAGAAAAACCCTATGCGGAAATGACTATCGAAAAGTACGCAAAGGCTGTATCTATCGAAGCAATCAAGGACCACGGTTATGAGAACGCTGTTCAGATGACTGATGACGAGTTTCTTTTCCAGCTTCAGACTGATGTTACCGGCAGATTCTATGACTATCTGAAAACCGGTACACTTACTTCCACAGAAACAACATTCCAGATGGCTCTGGCAATGGCTAAGGGTCGTGTTGAAAACAAATTTAAACAGATGCACAGAAATGTGACTGGCGTTGTTGGATTTGTCAACATTCTGGACGTATATGAATATCTCGGAGCAGCTGAGATCACTATTCAGAATCAGTTCGGATTCCAGTACATGAAGGACTTTATGGGATTCAATACAATCTTCTTACTGTCCGACAGCGAGATTCCGAGAGGACAGGTTATTGCTACCCCTGTTGAGAACATCGTACTTTACTATGTAGACCCGAACGAGTCTGACTTTGCGAGAGCAGGTCTTGTGTATACCGTATCTGGCGAAACAAACCTGATCGGATTCCATACACAGGGCAACTACCACACAGCAGTATCCGAAGCGTTTGCGGTTATGGGACTTACTCTTTTTGCAGAGTACATTGATGCAATTGCAGTAATTACCATTGACGAAACACCAACGCTCGGCACTCTGACAGTAACATCTGCGGAAGGAACAGCAACTGGTGATACAAAAATCACTGTAAATCCGGCTAAAGAAAACGCTGGCAATGTGTATAAATACAAAGTTGCAGCAGATGCAGTAACTGTTGGATATGGACAGAATCTCAGAAACTGGAGTACTTGGGATGGAAAAGCCGATATCACAGCGGCAACCGGACAGAAGATCACAGTGGTTGAGTGTGATGGAACATACAAAGCGCTGAATGCCGGAAGTGCAAGCGTAACAGCAAAATGACAAACGTAGGAGGTAACTGGCATGGCTTATGCAGATTATAAATTCTATACAGAATCATTCGGCAATGTCGTGCCAGAAACCGACTTTCCACGACTGGCAGAAAGAGCCAGTGATTTTGTGGACACAATGACATTTGACAGGTTGGTGGATGGACTGCCGACGAACGAACGCTCACAGAAGCGTATCAAAAAGGCGGTCTGTTCACTGGCTGAATTGATGTATCAGATTGAACTTGCTAAAAAGAATGCTATTAATCAGGCATCGGCAAATGTAACCGACATAAATGTCGGGAACATCTCAACAGGCATTGTAACATCTGTATCATCTGGCAGTGAATCAATTTCTTACGCCACACCTCAACAGATTGGAGCAGGTGCAAAGGAATGGAGTGCAGTGTATGCCGCCGCTGGAGATATACAGAAAACGAACGACTTGCTCTTAAAGGCAGCGTTGCCGCTTCTGATGGGAGTGAGGACGGATGATGGGATACCAGTTTTGTATGCGGGAGTGTAATTAGTATGAATAAAGTAATGTGCTTTTTAACTGGCGGGCATAAATTCAAAAGTCCTGCTGAATCAAAATGCAATGACAAAGAAAAGACTTGTACCATTACGGAAACTTGCTGTAAATGTGGAAAACAGTTTTCATTTACAGGTACATACAAACAGTTTGATATTCCAGATGTGACAAGAAGTGGGAAAAATTCGTAGTTAAGTAGGAGGTATCTGAATAATGGAATTAAAACAGACAGTTGAAATGATGAACAGTGCAGATTACAAGGAACGCTTTAAGGCAGAGTATATGCAGGTGGTTGTTCGATATAAGAAACTTGCGAATATGCTTGAAAAGTGGGACAAAGGGGAACTCCCATTTACTCCTACTTGTCCGAGAAGCACTTACAATATGCAGGTAAGAGCAATGACGGATTATATTGCTGTTCTGGAAGCAAGGGCAGTTATGGAAAAAGTTGATTTGGAGGTATGATTATGGACATTTCAACACTTGGCTCATGCATCGCAATCGTTATGATTTGCTACATCGTAGGAATGGGCTGTAAAGCATCAAAAAGAATCTCTGATGAATGGATTCCAGTGATCATGGCGGTTATTGGTGGCATTCTCGGAGCTGTCGGGATGGGAGTTATCCCGGACTTCCCGGCAACGGATTATATCACAGCGGTTGCGGTCGGTATGTTTAACGGATTATCGGCTACTGGCGTGAATCAGATTATTAAGCAGACAACGCAGAAAGAATAATATTAAGGAGAGGGTATCATGTACGAAAAAACGGTGACGATTTTTGACTATTACGAATCAGCCACGACAGGAGATGCGTACTGGTATCCTCACGTGCTATCCGGCGTTGATCTCATTACGGACAAGGGAGCAATCCTTAAAAAGTACGGACCAGACGCAACTGACAACGCACAGTTGCACGTTCGTTATGCTGTTCAGAACGGTGATATAACCATTACCGATAAAGATGGCAAGATTCTCCCATGGGTGCCTTCGAAGGAGTGGAAAAGGCAGATTAACAATGCTCTGGAAGATACTATCACATTCTCGGACGAATCATTCTTTTGGGAGGGTGAATGGACTGGTGGAGCAGTAACTGATGGTGATTATCGAAACGGATTCTACCAGTACATGAACGAGAACAAGGATAACGTGTTTAAGGTTACCAGTGTAGGCGGTCCGTACACACTGATTCCACACTTTGAGATTTTGGGTAAGTGATATGAGTAAAATTCATCATTTCAAAGGATTCTCCATAGTCGATGGAGA